CCCCAGGATGCACCGCTCGCCGTAAACGACTGAGCATCAGCATTGGCGGTAACGCCAGCTCCCGATGTTGCAGCGTCCCAGGTTGCGGCTTGGCGAGCGTAGCTGCCTGTCGAGACTTCCGTACCACCACCAGCGTCGTTTGGCGCGGCGGTGAACAGCGCCACATAACGGGCGCTCGGACGGGTAGGTGTTGCCCCGCCCATGATCCAGTCGAGGAGGGCCTTTTCAGCGTAGTCAGAGAGAGCAGCCATATCATATATTCCTTATGTTGAGACTTTGAACCAGATGTCACCGTCAACGCCACCGGACGGCGACGCAGTAGAGATCGTTATTTTGGCCGCGAGGGCCGTAGTAGCAGATGCCGCTGCGGTTGTCGCGCTGGCAGCGGCAGCCGTCGCAGAGGTTGCAGCGTTGGTCGCGTTCGTCGCGGCGGCTGAAACGTCGGTCGCTGTAGGCCCGACCTTCATTGCCGTCCCTGCCGCGTCCCACTGTAGAACCGTATTGGCGGTCGGCAGAGCTAGGGTCAGGTCCGCGCCAGAGGTGTCGCCGTCCGAGAGTTTGACCGACCTGTCGGATAAGTCCTTCAACCGCTGGGTCAGCATGGTTAGGATGTCGAATTGTTTTTCAACGAGGTCGGACGGGAAGGGGTCGTTCTCGACCAAGTCCAGCCCTTGGGTGAACTGCTCATTCCTGAGTACGACCAGCGTCTCACCTACAGCGGGAGCCGTGACCATCGTCACCGTCCCGCCAGCCGCCACACCCTCGCCGGTTACGGTGTAGTGGGTGGTTATGGTCTGCGTGGTTTCGACGTTCGTGCTGTCCACAACTAGGATAACGGTCAGGTCATCTTCCGCGAAAAACAGATACGGAAAAGTGAACGCGGTGGTGGTGCCGTTGCCAGCGGTGCTTGATCTGAGGGCTGTTGAGCTGATGGTCATATCAAATTCCTATGCGTTTAAACACTATACCACATCTTTGTCATTCGCCAAACGCTGTGCTGAAGTCGGGCATCTTCGCGCGGCTCAGGGGCGTACCAGCGGGCCAGAAGCTTGGCCTACCGGCGCGCTTCAGGTCGCGCTCCCGTCGCCGCATCTTGGACCGTGCGCCGGGATCAACCTCCAGCATTATCTGATCGATGATCAGACGCTCTTTCAGCATGCGTAAGTACCAAGTCCGCGTACCGGGCATCCAGGAGTTCAGAAAGGTTAACGCCTCTGCCAATATGGCAGGGTTGTCGCCCCGCAGTGCTTGCTCCAGGTTGCCTATGGTCAGATTGGTCGTGTCGGACGCCAGCCCAAAGAATGGCCCCGCCAGCGTATCCGCCATACCCCCGCCGAAACGGTTCACGTTGGAGAACAGGAAGTCACCCATGATACCCAGACCGCCACCCTTCAGCAGCGCCGCGCCCCAAGCTGCCGGGTTACTCATGTCTTGGAAACCCTCCCCCTTCGCCATGGAGCCAAGCTGTAGGGCGAGCATACCCGCACCCGCCGAGCCAAGAACATAAGCGGGTAGGTATCCCGGCTTACCGGCCTTCAAATCCATCTCGCGGAAGTAGGTCCGTAGATGGATTTGATAGATGGCAACCGGGAATGACTTCAACATACTCGCAAAACCCGCTAACTCACCCAGTACCGTGCCGCGCGGGATCGCGCGCCCCATAGCGGCCCGAGAGAGCGTAGTCGCCTCGGGCACACCTTCAAGGAGGAGCTTGTTCATCATGTCACCGACCAACCCATGCAGACGGATGCGCTCTGCGTCGGGTAGGTCAGTGCGTTTAAACAGGTCAGTTGGGCGCAGTTGGTTGAAACCGCCGGGGTCGTAAATTTTCGTGGCGCGGATTACGTCCCAATCTTCAGCGGTGATGCCGTTGCGATCCATGGCCTTTCGCAAGGCTGGGTCGAGGTTCTTGAAACTTGTGTCGCTGGCGCGGGCCAGTTGCGCTTGAAACTCCATCCCCAGGGCGAACTTTGCGTTACTTGTGGACTGCGACAGAAGGCTTACCCTTGTGGTGATATCGGCAAGTGCGCGCGTCCAACCGGGCGCAGAGCTATCACCCGTGAAACGCTTGACGGCGGCACCCCTTGAGATCAACGTCTCAGCGACCAGACCCGAACTCAGCGCAGCCTGTCGGCCCTTGCGACTAAACGGGTTGTGCAGTTCCACCAGCCGGGTGACGAGCCGAGCGCCTCGCAGACCGTTACGGTGCGCGGCTATTCTGGATGTCACCATGTCGCCGGGGATGGATATGAGGGGGGTGGCCCCCAACAGTGACGAGGTCAGGATGTTGCGGTGCCCCGCAGCCCAGCGTCCCAGAACATTCTCTTCCGTCATGGCGTTCGCGCCAGACATGATATCGAAACTGTTGTTCACGCTTATGGTCACACTGTTCACTCGGTCGCTCAACGCCTTGCGCTTACCCAGTTTACCGGGGCCAAAGCCGCGAGGAGCCAAGCCGGTCGGCTGAACCTCCGTCGCGTGTCGCCCTGCGGTGTCAATGGCGAACTGCACCCCCGACTTGGGGTTGGGGCCGAGCTTCTGAACCAGGGCGAGGTCGGTGGCGGTGGTCTCAACGAACATGCTGATCTGCTCGAACAGGTCACCCTCACCGTACTTGTCCATCATCTCGCCCCACGCCTTTGAGGTCTTGTAGTGGATGGTGCGAGGGCGCTCCAGCCGGGTACTCAAGGACGCGTCAACCCGTGCGCCGGGGACGAGGTTGTGTTTGCCATCGGAGGAGATGCTGCGCCACGCTTGCTCTAGCACATACCTCTGCTTGGCGGCTCCGCGTATGGGCAGGCCGTCGTTGAAGCTACGCATACGCTCCCAATCGAGCCTACCGGGCGTCATGTGGTCTTCGACCCACTTAGCCATCCCGTGGTCTTTCAGCAGGGCTTTGCTTTGGTGCTGGGGTAACCGCCAGTTAGGATCGTGAGCTACATCGACCCCCGCCTCGCGTAAGAGCATGGTGCGTATCTCGTACATCTTGACGAGCGCCTGGGCCATCTGCTTGTCGGTTGCGGTCCCACCCTCGCCGTACATCGCATCGCGCACCCCCCGCAAGTCCGCGCGGTTGCGGGTCACCCCCAGCCCTGTGTACCCGAACTTGTAGAGAAAATCATCGATGCTCGCGAGTAGTAGCCCCTTGTTTGTCCAAATCCTAGCGTCTAGGTCGATGATGATATTCTGTAACGCCTGATCCGGTGCGGCGTTGCCGTACTCATCAACCGTATTCTTTATGGTGTCCTCCAACTCCACCTGGCGCTGGGCCGAGATCAGACGGCGGCGCTTATCGGCGGCAGTCTTGCCCTCGATGTCAGCGAGGATGTCCTTGGACGCCTGTATGTTGGCCTCGACGGGCGAGCGCCCCTCGGCCTCAAGCCCGCTCACAAGGTCGTCGTAGGTCTTCAGCACCCTCGCGGCCTTGGCCTCGCTCGCACGGCCCTGCTCGACGGCGCGGTTTAAACAGTCTCTGAAACTCATATCGGACAACTCCTGACAGCTTCGACCAGACGCTCGTTCTCCGCGATGTCGTCCAGGTGCTGCCGTAAACTCATGCTCGTACCATCGTCAAGGGTGACCATCATGTCGGCTGACACCCGGCGGGTCGCGCCGATATCGACCGTGCCGTCCGCCTCGTCAAAGGACTGCTCGACCCGGGCCACCGCCTCGTCTGTGGTGCGGGTCAGGTGGGGGTCCGTCTCCGTAAGCCGGTCGAACGTGACCTCAACATGTGTGGACGGCGACATGCCGCCCCGATTGGGTATGCCCGGGATGCTGAACGCGGCGGCGTCAGTCAGCCTCACGTTCTCGTCGGCGGCTCGCTCTCGCGCGGGTTCGCGGACCAGCTTCGGCTCTGTGTCAATAGCCTTGTGGGCCTTCTCTCGAACCCTGTCACGCTTGAGGTCTAACGCTCTGACGGCTTTCTGTTCCGCTTGAATCTTCCTCCGTTGGATTTGCTTCTCTCTAGTGCCCGACGCAACGTCGCTCTCACGCGCTGCTGCGGCTTGCTTACCTTCCGGTGAATTGCGGATTTCCTCTTCTGCCTTAGCCAACCTACGGCGACGGGTCTTGCCTAGCCCCGGCAACGCTTTCTGTTGCTCGATCTGCGCCAGGGCGTCGGCCTTCTGAGGTGACATCTCTCTGAGAAAATCGGAGAAGGGTTTGGTCTCACGGGCGGCGATCTTCTCATCAATCGCGGCGATGTCGTCTTCAAGTCGGCCTATCTGCTCGTTCCGGGCGTTGATCTCTATGTCGAGGTCGGCTGACGCCTCGTCCATCACGCGTCCGACTTCAGCGACATCGACGCCGTGGTACTCACCCCGCAAGCCCATATCGTCGAAGATACTGGTGCGCGGCGCCTCGACGCCGTTCAGCGCATCCGCATCCGCCGCGCGCATGTCGGCGGCAGCTTGCCGTATGCGAGCGTGGTGTGCCTCCATAGCCACGGGGTGCGGCCCTAGCGGGTTACTCCTGATAAACTCGGTCTCTCCGTCAAGCGCGTGGCGCGCGGCCCTTGCGGTTGAGGGTGATGTCATCTCCGTCCTAGTCCAGTACGGACTGAGTTGCTGTAGGAACTCAGGGCTACGGACGGGGACGCCGACCTCTTCCAGCGCCGCCAACATCTCACGCCCCAACGCGCGCTCTGGCGCGACCTTACCCTCGACAAACTTCCCGGCTACGGGCGCAACCTCGAACCCACCGCGAATAAGCCCCGCGCCTACAGTGGCAAATATTACCTGTTTGGCTGAACGCCAGACGCTGTTGTCAAGACCCAGTAACTCTCTGTTCTCGCGGACGCCCAGCACCTGGTTGATGGTCTCCGCCGCCGCCCCAATACCCATCTCGGATACTATACGCAAAGCCGCTTTCGACCCCCAGCCGCCTAACCCCAGCGAGCCTATGTTCACCGGATCGTTCTTGTTGAACGCCCCCGCGAAGCCCGCCAGGAAGCCCACCATGTCACCGCCCATGTCCGCGCGGGCCAACAGGTCACCCGCGCGCTGTTCAGTGGCTTGGGCCTGGGCCTGGACAGCCGCGTACATCTCCTCGAAAGTCTGGATGTCGGGGTGTGTCTCTTGCAGTTTCTTCAAGCCTTCGTTGACGGCGTCCAGATCGATTGTGTACCTGGGCCTGTCCATGCGCCCCAGGTCTTCGTTCGCGGCGAGACTGCGCGCGATATCCTTGAAGCCTATGGCCGCGAAACCGGGGAGTTCTTCGCCCGACAGATCGAAAGCCGTCTTGGCGTTGGCCTCGTACATGTCGAAGAACATCTGGTGTAGGCCGAACATGGAGTTGTTGTCACGGGCGTCGTCGTACACCGCGCCGATTATGTCGCCGTAACCCGAGTACCCGCCACCAGAGAACCCCAACAGGCGGTCGGTGCCGTGCATCTGCGCGGGTTGGGTCGTGTCGGTGTGCCCGAAATGCGTCACTGTGTGACACCCAGCTCCTGGAGCCGATCACTGTTAATATGCAGCGTGTAGGGTGTGCCGGGCGCGCCTTGCACGAGTTTACCGTCCGACTCCATGCGCACAACGTACAGGTCCGGGCCGACGTACTCAAAAGTACCGTCATCGTGGATCGTCTCGCCTGAGAGTAAAACCCCGCTGGGGAGGCGCGGGAGGGAGCCATCTACCGATAGGTCGATAAGGCTCTTGGCGTTGACCTCAAAGACATCGCTCATCATCTTCCCGCTGACCCCAACCGGGGCTACGAAGCTCTTGTCATTGTGTGTCTGGATGCCCCCGTAGTCGCCGTCGTCGGTCCCGCCCAACACCTTGTTCAGTGCTACGATGGGGTCCGTCACTGTGCCCCCCGCGAGGAGCGCCAGGGCCGCTGATTGGACGGCTACTCTATAGGTCGAGGGGAGGTTTTCGTTCAACCCCGCGCCCGCCAGAGCCGTGGCGATCTCCGCCTCCTGCACACTTCGCGTATCGCCTGACGCTGTCAGAACCCGCTTCGGACCCTCGGCGTCCAGTAACCTCTGCCCGTACAAGACCTGGGTGCCCACCAGGGCGTAGTTGGGGTCGTGCGCGATGCCCGCGCCAACATACGCGAGCAGCGGGTTCACCGCCGCCAACTCGGTCAGCGCGGTCAGCGCGGTGTGTCTGCTCATGTTGGCGGTGTACCCGTTGATGAACGCCAATTGCTCGTCGGACGTCATCTCAGGTATCCGCTCGCCAATGGCGCTAAGCTCCGAGGTGGTGTGGAACCGGGGTTCTTTGTGGTACTTGGCCGCGCCGTCAGCCATGAGGGTCTCGCGGGCCTTCATGGACGCGGGGTCGTTCTCATCCAACGGCGGGAATACAGCAGGGTCTATGTGCTGTACCCAATCCATATAGTTCTTGGTCACGGCTTTGTTCATGGCCGTCAGAACCTTACCGGCGGCGTCACGCCGAACGATCTCGATGTCACTCAGATGGCGGCGCGCCTCCGCGTCGTTGTACAGGGTGGTTAGTTCTGCGGGGGACTTGTCCATAAGATCGTCCACCATCGCGTTTAGCGCCAAAGCCTCAGTGACGGCTTGCCGTATGTGGGGGCTGGCGTCGGGTAGCAGCCGCACCATCGCTATGTAATCGGGGTCACCCGACATATCGACGCCGTCTTCAAGACGCTTATCCATGGAGCCGACTAAATCACTGACGCTCTGGTCGATCTCAGCTTGCTCTGCGCGCTCACCCGCCAAAGTCTGTCGCAGCACCTTTCGCGCGGAGTCGAGCAACGCACCCTCCAGCGGGGTGGAGCCGCCTGTCTCCGCGTCTTGCTCCAACTGAGCCACAATAATTTCGAGGTCTTCACTGGGGAGCTTCAGCCAACCGTTGGCCTCTTTGCCCACCGTCTGCACGTTGAACCACATTTCGCTCGTAACCGGGTCGCCCAATTGGTTGACCAGACTATTGGTGTGCGCGATGGCGTCAGGGGTGGGCAGTCTACCGTGGCTAAACTCTGCGTCCGCCACCCGTATGGACGCCTGTGCGGCCCTAACAGCCTGATTGTGCTCGACCACTGCCAGACGCTCTTCTACCTTGAATTCGCGCTGCTTCGACACCCCGGTCTTGCCAAGCTGGGTGAACGCCGCCTGGGTCAACTCGTCCTCCGGGCGCTGGGCCAAAATCTCGTCAACCCGGTCGGAAGTGACCGCGCTGTCCAGCAAGCCGGAAATCTGCTTAAAACGGAGGTTCTTGATCTCCTCTTGCAAGAACTCTTGCTTAACGTGGTCCGCGACGGACATGTTGTTGATCTCGGCAATACGCGCCGCCAGGGTCTCTTGGTACTGCGCCTCTGTGGGGTTTTCGTACAGCACATTGGCCGCTTTATCGCCATTGGCAACAAAGACGTTGACCTCGTTCCTACCCCGGGTCGCGCTCTCAAATATGCGGGATTTCTCGATCAGCGTGTTGCGAGTGCGCGTGAAGTTGGCCTTCATCTCCGCTCGAACTCTATCGTCCGGTGCGTTGGCTAGCTGGACCTCCATATTCCTGTCGTACTCGGCCAACACGTTTGTCGTGAAGTCGGTTGCGCTGGCGTCGGTGTTCTCTTTGGCGTTCCTAAACAGCTCCGCCCCGTAGCCCTGGTTGTCGATGTTGGACTGATTGATGTCGGCGTTTTCGCGCTTGATCTGGTGGTCTTTTAGCACCTTACCAAGCTGTGCGATGTTCTTGCCGCCTTGTATCAGACCGCCGCCGTCACCACCGAAATCTTCAGCCGATGCACGGCGAACATTGATGGGTCCAGCTACTCCAATCGGGGCGTTAAATTCTGTGAACTCTGCCATGATCTACTCAGGGGTGGACGTTGGAGAGAAAGGGGATGGTGGACGGCGCGGAGATGAGAGGTGCGCTAGAGCTAGTGAAGAGCGAACTGCCCGCAGCCTGACCCGCGCCCCAGAGCAGCGTAGTCGCCGCGCCAAACTTCGCGGCGGATTGTGCGGTCTTCCCTCTGGCAATCTCCAGTTGGGCGTTGCTCTCAAAACCAGTTGCCTGGACCTCACCAGCGTGGAGGATCGACGCAACCTCCAGCTCTTCCTCAATCGCGTTGTCCTCAAGCAAGTCCAGCTTGTCAGGATCGAGCGCACGGCGCGAACCTTGACGCTTCATAGCCAACCGCCCCTGGCGCTTGCTGTCCTCTATCGCCGCCAGACGCGCGGCGTGAGCGTTCTGGTAGCCCACCTGGGCGTTGAAGTTCGCCGCCTTCTGCGCGTTCGCGCCCGCCTGAAGCTGCCCGACAGCGGACACCGCCGCCCCGACAACCATCAGAATTTCCATACCTGTCATGGTCTGATCTTCGCGTACAAAGCACAGTCCCGGCCATCTGGGCTGTAATGTTTCATCCGTTCGCACTCCATTTCAAAGCCCAGCATCTTGGCCCACCTGTGCGCCTCCGGGAAATCGCAATCGACCGTCATCTCAATTCGTTGAGTGTAGCAACCGTCCAAGAATCTTTTGACGACCCGGTGCCCCCTGAGAAAAGTCTGTGGTGTGGTTTTTGCGATAAAAGCCCAAGCCATGGCGCGGCCCATCCACATATTGATAACCCCCGCGCACCCGATAGGAGCGCCGTCGGAGAGCGCGGTGTAGCTTGGAGACTGCTCAAGGCCGCGCCCCTGCTCCAAGGTCACCCAATTGCTCAAGTGAGCTTGCATGCTCTGTAACTTGATAGCGGCTAAGTGTTCCGCTTTAAAGGGGATGACCTCAAACACTATGACCTGTCCTGCGTTTCCATTTGGATCATTACCGCCTCAATTGTAACAGGTAGGGGGTCGATCTGCCGGTAAAAGAAATGCTCGTCTGTGCCGTATTGCCCGTCCCAATCAAGCTCATGGTCACCCGTGAACAGCGGAACACTGGTGTCCATTGGGTCGCCGCCTTCGCGGAGTACCAAGACATCCAGGTTCGACGTGTCTGGCCCCATCCACCCACCAAGGGTTTGTAGAAACCGGACAATAACACGATGGAAGCGAACGAATTTACCTTGGCTGGTCCCGTCCCGCGCGCCAACGTCAAAGCGTAGCGTCTCAAAGTCGGACGTATAACCTAATCCTATGTGGGCGATGGAAGCTGACCTGTCCAAGGTGATCGCGCCCGACACCACTGTCTTGTCAGCGTGGGTCGAGCCTTCAGCCAAGATTTTCACCGTCTCACCCTCAAGATGGTCAAGGCCAGAGATTATAGTAGACCGCTCCCTTATCACCCCGTCGGAGACGTAGGTGGTGAAGGCGGTGCTGTTGACCGCCGCACGGATAGCCCCGCCGCTGGTGAAAGTGGTAAAGCCCGTGCCGTTGATACCGGACAACTCAAAGGTGTCTGTAGTCTTGTTGGCTACGGTGTACCCGTTGCCGTTCAACTCGACCATCCCGCCGACATCAAAAATCCCTATCTCGTCGGCGTCGGTAAGCCCGTGGGCTGCGGCGGTGACGACCACCGGGTTCGCGGCTGTCGCTGCCGATATGGTGGTGTTCTGTTTGGTGTTGCTGAACAACTCCATCGTGTTCGTCGCAACCTCACCCGCGATATAGACGTTGCCGTTCAACTCCGTCATACCGTTGACTACTGTGATGCGTATATCGTCGCCGTCATCGACGCCGTGAGACGCCGACGTAACCACACAGGGATCAGCTTTAGTCGCGGCGGTCATTGTGAGGGCGGTGTCTAGGCTCAACCCACTGTCAACAAAAAACGCCGTCTCCGGGGCGTTGGTCTCCTCCCAGTGCGGCGCTAGATATTCGATGTATCGGCGGGTCGCGCCGTTGATGTACCGCTGGGAGACTATATAGAGTTCATCAGCCGTACCGGCGGTGTTCGGGATAACCGTTGCGCTCTCGACTTTAGCTTGGGTGGTTCCCGCGTCGCTCGTGCCCCCTACAATGTGACGGGACCAACCCACGACCTTCTGGTCACGCTCGTAGACTAGACAAAGCAACGTGCCGTCCGTCACGGGTATCCACACAAGGCTTTGCGGCTCACTCTGGTAAGCCATTTCGATCAGCCCGGTGCGGCTGATGTGTTCCGCGACTAGGGTTAGGTCAGGCGCTCTAAAGCCGTCGTCTTCGAAGACGTAGGCGAGTTCACGTACCTTCCGCAAAGCCCGTTGTACAAACAGCACAGCGCGACCCGCCCGAATGGGTTGGATGTTCGAGCTACCATAAGCCGAGGACCGCTTGCTCTGGACGTTCGCGGGAGTGGTGACGCCGCCTGTGTCAGACGGGCGTAGCAACCACTCGCCACCGACGGTCCCAATCAACAGCCCCTTCTCATCGTCCGCGATCCAGCGGATAGCGTTGACCGTGTCGGCTGACAGGTTGTTGGTGATGGCGTTATCGTCAACCACCGTAGCGGCAACCTCTGTCGGGGCAAAATTCTCAAAGTCACCTGTGCGACTCAAATCGACCCGTTGAGGCTCACTGGTCCCGCCCGCGAAGCAAAGCCTGTTCTGGTGGAACGTCACCGCGCCGGGGTAGCTTGTGGTGTCTGACCAGGAGCCAAGCCGCCAAGTCGCCGTAGCCGTACCGGCAGAGGCGTCAGGTCCGTCTATGGTGGCGGTGACGCTAGTGGTGCTGGCGCGGGCGGTGATGGTCAAATAGGTGTGGTTAGCGGCGGGGTCTTTCCAGCGTATAAGCCGCCCTATGTCGGTTGTCTGGAACCCATCGCCCCCGTTGATACCTGTGGCGGCGGAGGCGGTAACGGTGACGGACCCTGTAGT